ATGCGGTATCGCCAGGGCAATTTTGTACAGCTTCCGAGTGACGATTGGGTAGACGAAGAACCGTCTACGTATGTCCGGAGTTACTATGGCTGAAATACCGTCTCTTTTAAAGATGTAAGGAGTAAAAAGTAATGGCAGCACCTCTGGTGGCTCTTGCACTTCTTATAACCGGAAAAATGGCTGTTCGAGCTTTGGCAAAGCTTCCTAAAGGAGCTAAAGTTATAAGTAAGCATACAACAAGAAAAGCTGCCGAAAAAGCACGGAGCGTCAAGGAGAAGGTAAAAAAAATAGATGAACGTATCGGAAAAAGGGTGCGTGTTGATGACGAAAAGCCACCAATTCAGTATTCCATTTATAGTTCACTTGGAGCAGGAGCCGTAGGAGCTACTGCACGAGCACTGTCTCCTAAACCTAAAAAGAAAAACGCTAAAGCAAAAGGTGGTCTAGTAAGAAAAGCAAAAAGGAGTAAAAAGTAATGCCCATGGTAGAGTTTCCTTATACAAAAAGCCAAATGCCACCGGCGGTCTTGTAGTCAAACCCCTGTATAATGATGCGAGAATAATCTGATGGCGCAGAATGGCCGCATTGACTTGAGACTGCCGGAACAGGAACCTGATTCGCGCTCCAAATATGATCTTTCTAACATGACAACCGCAGAGTGGCTGCTTTTCTTTAGGCTCCGCGCAGATTGGTGCCGCATTGGTTCCAAGTGATCGGGATCTTCCGGAGGTCTCCGCTAGGATTCAAGGAGACCCATGGGATCCCCGTGTGACAGGCGACGTGTCCGTGTCCGTGGGTGCGGGCGCGGCGAAGGAGCTTCTTCGATACACAAAGAGTGCTGAAAAGAGGCCGAATGAACCAGTTCGGACCATGGATACGGTGGAAGTAAATCCGGGCCCTGCTCACCTTTACAGGAAGTGGGGATCCGGGAGCAGTGAAATGGGAGCCCACGGCACGATACCCGTGGGCCCTGGTTCGTTGACTCCTTTCTGGAAGCGCGAGCAGTTTGAATCGGGCTCCCCGCGCACCTCTTTTGGTGCCAGTGCTCAGTATCCCTTGGGCTCTGGCACGTTGAGCGGCGGCGTAGAACGCACCTTAGATGAAGCCACGCGTCTCCGACTAGGCTATGACTTGCTGAACCCCTTTGGGCGGGGCGGCAACTTGTCGGCTGGTTTTAACCTCCAAGACCCGCAGATTGGGAAAACGGGGTACAGCGGTCGCGTCGAATATAAGAGGAGCTTTTAGCATGGCCAACTACGACAGGAGCCAGTGATGCCTTTGACAAAGAAGGGCACGAAGATAAAGCGCAGCATGGCCGACACCTACGGTAAGAAGAAGGGTGCGAAGGTCTTTTACGCCAGCTTGAATGCGGGTAAGGTAAAAGGGGCTGAGGCCTCGAAAAGGAAAAAGCGCAATGCCTAATGTAATGGGCCAGGAATTTCCGTACACGCCGGAAGGCATGGCGGCAGCGGAGCAGTATCGCCAGACGCTTGGCATGCGCGACGGTGGCATGATGGGCTTTCGTCCCGTTGGTTATGCCGGCGGCATAAATCCCCTTGTTGCGACTGGAATGGGGCGCCGGTATGCCAAGGAGACCACCGGCGACCGTGTAGGGTCTATCGGAAATGCGCTGCAACGGGGTGTGAGTGCGGCGATGGGTGCCCCGGTAGATCTTGTAAATGCAGGATTGGGAGCCGTAGGATTGGACGCTACTACTCCGGTGGGGGGAGGAGAATCTATTTCTAATGCAATTGACACTGTATCCTCTCTTGTCCAACAATTTATCGCACAAGGTATTCCAGAGCCGGTTAAGAACGCTGTCAATGCCGCTATTGGAACGTATGGAATACCCGTTGATCTAGTAAACAGTGCTTTGAGGGCTATAGGAGTACCTGTTTCGGATAATCCGATTGGTGGATCCAAGAACCTTAAAGAAACGTTTGGCATGCGCGACGGTGGGATGATGGGCTTTCGTCCCATCGGCATGCAGGAAGGCGGCTTGGCCGATGCCACAGCAATTGTTCAGGGTCTTTATGACCTTATGGGCAGTGGCACAACCTCCGATGTTCGGGATTACATATCCCTCCATCGTATGAGTTTGGAAAAAAGTGCTAAAATAGACGACCGGTTTTTTAACACGCTTCGTAACATGCTCCCGAGGTTTCCAGCAGAAACCCTTACGCCAGCAGCCCCGATGGATCGGCCGAGGAGTGAGAGGTTCGGCGCGGCCGATAATCTGGGCCGGTTGTCAAACCGCGACCTAAGAGACGCGCAGCTTGGCATGGAACGGATGGAGCAAGGACAGCCTGATGTCACGACACCTCTAGGTGGAGGTCGATACCCGCCCCCGTACCGTGGTCGAGAAGATATGCATGTTTTCCCACCCTTCTCAGACCTTGTGGATCGAACTCCAATGCCACTCCCGGAAGGGTGGGAAAACATGCCAGCCTTCCGACTTCCCGAAGAGGAGATACGGCCGATGCCGGACCCACGGACGGAGTGGCCGGATGACGTAGTTGAAACTGCAAATGGCGGATACATCACGCGCGACAGAAACCGTGGCGGCCTCATGTCCTTGAGGCGTCGTTAAAAATGGCCCGGAACCCGCTTCCTCGCAGTAATTTCGGGACGGCCTCTCTTGTAGAGCGCCGGGATGGCATCCCTCTGGTAGATCTGGAGGAAGGTCCTGGGGCGGAGGTTCTGTTAGGCGACGCCAATATTATAGAGACCCCCGACCTCAGTATCGAACTGGAGGACGATGGTGGCGTCATCGTGGACTTTGATCCCCTTGTAGGTCGTTCAGAGACGGGTGGGTTTTACGACAACCTTGCAGAGGATCTGGCGGACAACGTGTCGTCAAGAATTGCCTCGGATCTGCTGGATCAGTACGAGGCCAACAAGGACGGTCGCAAGGATTGGGAGGGAACTTATCGCACGGGACTGGAGCTTCTTGGATTCAAGTACGAGGAGCGGACGGAGCCTTTCCGGGGGGCTTCCGGTGTCACGCATCCTTTGCTTGCAGAAGCGGTAACCCAGTTTCAGGCTCAGGCTTTTGGTGAGCTTTTGCCTGCCGGTGGCCCTGTTGCCACACAGGTCCTTGGGAAAGCAACACCGGAAATCGAGGAACAGGCCGAGCGCGTCCGCACGTACATGAACTATCAGATCACGTGCGTAATGAAGGAGTACACGCCTGAGTTCGATCAGATGCTGTTCTACCTTCCGCTTGCAGGCTCGACATTCAAGAAGGTCTATTACGACGAGTTCCTTGGTCGCGCGGTAGCAGGTTTCGGGCTTTTATGTCGACATAGAGGTAACCGCGTCCCAGTCGGATCCCTCCGAAGTTCGCGAGGAGATGGACGACATTTCCGGTGTCGAGCCCAACCGATTGGATACCGAGGTCACGCTTCTGGAGTGCCATGTAGACCTGGATCTTGAAGGGTTTGAGGACGTAGGCGACGACGGCGAGCAGACTGGGATCAAGCTTCCGTATGTTGTCACGGTGTCCGAGGACAGCGGTAAGGTTCTCAGTATCCGTCGCAATTATCGCGAGGACGACGAGAACCGCAACAAGAACCAGTATTTTGTCCACTTCAAGTTTCTTCCGGGCTTTGGCTTCTATGGCCTTGGTCTGATCCACATGATTGGCGGTTTGAGCCGCACGGCTACCGCAGCACTGCGCCAGCTTATTGATGCGGGGACACTGTCCAATCTTCCGGCGGGCTTCAAGACGCGGGGCCTTCGCATACGCAATGACGACGAGCCCTTGTCGCCGGGTGAGTTCCGCGACGTGGACTCACCGGGCGGTGCAATCCGGGATTCTTTGATGCTGCTCCCGTACAAAGGGGCGGACCAGACGTTGTTCCAGTTGATGGGCTTCTGTGTGGAAGCGGGTCAACGCTTTGCTGCGGTCTCTAATTTGCAAGTAGGGGACGGCAACCAGCAGGCGGCGGTAGGGACTACCATTGCAATGCTGGAGCAGGGCGCAAAGGTAATGTCCGCCATTCACAAGCGGATGCACTACGCCCAGAAGGACGAATTTGTACTTCTTGCAAAGGTGTTCGGGGAATCTTTGCCGCCTGAGTATCCCTACAATGTAGTGGGTGCGGAGCGCACCATAAAAGCAGAGGACTTTGACGACCGGGTGGACGTCATACCGGTGTCAGACCCTAACATCTTCTCCATGTCGCAAAGGGTGACCTTGGCGCAAACGGAATTGCAGTTGGCGCAAGCGGCTCCTGAGCTTCACAACATGTACGAAGCATTTCGCCGCATGTACAAGGCGATTGGCGTCAAAGACGTGGATGCAATCTTGAAGG